AACCCATATAACCAAGCCTTCAATCTCACAAGCCAAGTGATTCCCCCAGAAACGTTAAATTGTTAATCACTAACAGAACAATTTACCCTACCCGTCGCCCACTTAACTTATATTCTCACGATTGCAATTAGTCGAAACTTATTGTTCAGAAACAATATCTTAAATCCAAAACAAAATTTTAAAATTTAAATTCCAAAAAAAGCAACCATGTCTATCTCTCAGGCTGATATCGAAAACGTCATCAACCTTCTCAGAAACTTTTCTGTCGACGACCTCAAGCAGGAAGATTACGATATCTTTCAATATCAAGGATTTGACCCTATGAAGGTTATCCAAGCCTTCATCAAAGTTAAAAATGACAAGAATATATCAGATGATGAGTTCATCTCTGATATTTGCAAGCTTTCGGCAATAGCCTTAATTAAAGGTAGTGTGAATTCGAATAACATTAAGAAAATGTCAGCTGAAGGTCAAAAGGAAGTGAAAGCTCTTTCTAGTAAGTATGGGATTAAGATGGGTGGTGGCAAAGGACAAGCTTCTAATGTAGTTACTTTCCCGAGAATTATGGCCTCTTTCCCTGATCTCTCTGTTCGTATCGCCAACAAACTAGGTGGGAAAGACTTCTCAGGAGGACCTCTTCTGACAACTCGGCTGCCTCAATACATGAAAATTCAAGTATTCCCTGGAGTGATTCCACGAAACTTGGATGAAGAGGCAAAGAAATTTCTCCTTGTAGCTAGCTTATGCTACTCCATAGATCAGACTATACAAATTTCGAGGATGAAGGATCCAGATGTAAAGGCGGTAGCATCAACTCAGAACAATTTTGTTCTCATCAGCCACACTTCACCAGTTCCTGTTGAGGATGCTAGGTCTGAAGTGTTTAAATCTCTTCACATTGACAGAGATTTTGATGATATCATGAAAGTCATAAAGACCTACACTGAGAAAATTGATTCTGATTACAAGCCCATTTCCAAATCAGAATTTCAGAAGGCAGTGAAAGCAATTAAGTAGTTTATCTTCCCGATGGCTATGCAGAGCCTTGTCAATCTAAAATCGTGCTGCATCACGTAAGGGATGATAATTCATTAAAAAGGTGCAATTTGTTTAATATCACTAAAAGTTGGCTTTCTTGAGCTGTCATTTGACTGCTTCATAGCTGACTTAAGAGGAGGTGTGAGAGGCCGTTGAACTGAACTCACATCACTTTCAGATGGTTCAATGGAGTTTTGATCTTGATTAATTTGAACCCTCTTTTCATTTAAGAATGACCACTCTGGAGCAACAGCTGATAATTTCTTTCCCTTCTGCATTCCAGAGATGGAAGACTTAGCATACTTAACAGCAGTAGTTTTATTGGCAATGGGTTCATTTTCATCAGCTACTTCACCTTCTAGATATAAATCCGCTAGCTTAACTCTATCTTGATTCATTATAGAGATGTCAATATTATTTGGATTGTTGATGGGAGTCTCCAGCATAGTAGAAGGCACCATGTTAATAGCAGCAACAGGCTGATTGTCATATTGAACAGGAAACTCAGTGAATTCAAGAATCAATTGTATCTGTATGGCACCCCATTGTCTACCTTCATCAATGAATGATCTCTCTCTTGATATAGTGAGAATTAGTTGATCTGCATCTCTAACTGGGACACAGTATGGTAAGGATAAGTTTCCTTTAGATACGACATTTGATGTAGCTTCAAAAGATTTTACCATGTTATTAGTCAGTAATCGATTATCGGAGATTCCAACTTCAATCTTTGTAAAATTACAATCTGGAGAAACAACTGCTCCATACTGAACCAATGCATCAGAGATTCTAATGTAATTTCCATAACTGATTTTCTTATTAGTGTTCATAGGAATAATTTGATTAAGAGGGAAAGTTTCAACCTCTCTGAACAATTCTATCACTGGGAGATTATCAATTGGTATAGCCTTCTTCCTTAAGATTGGTTGGTGTGAAATAAGACGTCTCAATTTTGACTCAATTGTTTCACTTTCTTTGCCAGTAATTGCAGCATACATAAATCGGGTACCAGATTCGTGATTCTTGATCAGATCAGACATTCCTAACTCTTGCTTTGGTTGCTCATATTGATATAATTCTCTCTCAGCTCCTTCCATAAGTTTCTTGTCCATGACACCATCTCTCTGGGATTGAAGACTGCCAGAAGAGCCAGCTCTCTGTTTCTTCGAGTTCGATCGTGAGGCTTTTTTCATAAATCGCTGTACTGAGTCCATTTTCGGCTTATACGATTGTGAGATTTGTTATATGGG